CATTAACCTACTCCCGCTAGTTTGAATCGAGCCTTGACAACTTCCATATTGCATTCATTGCAACATTCATCATCATCTCGATCAGATAATGGCCAAGGGTTATTACCCCAGCCTTCAAAGAAATTTTTACAAACACAACAAGACCAATAATCATGGCCCTTGTGATTGATACGCTTTGTTGGTTTAGTTCTCAATTGACACCTCCTTTTTAATTAATACAGGGACATTATAGAATACAATATGTATCTTTGTCAACAATTAATTACACAGAGTATCTAAATAAAGATAAGAAATGTAGGCCTGGTGCGGCCTACAGGGATAAAAAAAAGTTTAAATTAATGGATAAAAGTGTTATCCATGAGGTGTGAAATGAACAAAATGTCCATATAAAAGATCATGTTGAATGAAATACAATACAATAATAGTAGCTTTTTTAGAATAATATTTGTATCTTGTTTAACTATATGATACAATTTGCCACAATTTATTGGGAGATTATGAAAAAATGACATTAATTGAGTACGGAAGAAAAGAAAAAGCACTTGGCAATTACAGGTCCCTTAATGAGATCTGGGGAAGTATAGCACAAGAGCTCGGAGTATCGACTCCACTTGTTAAATTGTGGGCGCTAAAGCAAAGGAGAGTTGCTGATCTACACGTTATTAACCTTGAAAAAGCTACTGGTGGTGAAGTATCTCGTCACCATACTAGGCCAGATATATATCCACCGGAGGAAGCTCGATGAAAACTAAACGAGATTCTATTGTGGTTTATCGATCTTTCTATGAAGCTGCTAAAGCTTTGGGAGATCAAGAAGAGTTAGAGCTTTACAGAGCGATCTTTGAGTTTGGCCTGGATCATAAGAATACTGACATGGGACCAATGGCAGCTGCAATGTTTAAGCTGATCCAACCGCAGCTGGAAGCCAACTATAAGAAATGGTTAAACGGAAATAAAGGTGGACGACCAAAGCAAGAAGAAAGCGAAAAGAAACCTAAAGATAACCAAAAGAAAACCAAGAACGAACCTAATGTAAATGTTAATGATAATGTAAATGAAAATGCTAATGTCTTTATTGGGTTGGAGCTCAATGATGGATCACTCTATTCAATCTTTGATGATGATCTCGTAAAGTGGAGAGGTTTATATCCGGCTGTTAATGTGGAACAAGAGCTTCGCAATATGGTGGGTTGGATTGATGGTAATCCTACTCGAAGGAAAACTAAGAATGGAATCAAGAAGTTTGTTAATTCCTGGTTATCGAAAGAACAAGATCAAGGAGGAAGGAGAGCGCCAGCACCTCAGAAAAGATCTGGACTTAATTTATTGAAGGAGGTGTCAAGATGATCGCAGCTGAAGAGAAAAAAATAGCGGGAAGAGTTATATCTACTTTGAAAGTGATGTTTCCATCCTTTGCAGCAAAGATGGATGATGATGAAGAATGGATGAACTTAACGCTTGATGAATGGTCAAAGGGTTTATCTGGAATACCTAATGTTGATATTTTGCACGCGATCGAAATAGTGAGAAGATCTGGATCTGAATTTGCGCCATCCCTTCCTAAGTTTGTTGAATATTGTGGCGGGCGACCAAAACTGAATAGAGCTTTGGAAAATAAAAAAGGTCCCCAGAAAGATTATGCTCAGATGTGGATGAATGCTGACGATAAAGGAAAGTATCGATTCTTTGTTGATCACCCTTTCATTGATGTCCCTGGGTATGTCCAGGTTTGGTTTAAGAATTACAACAAACAGCATCGAGGTTGGACCAATCAAGAATCGCAGATGATGATTAATTTTCATGCTCAACCTCAGTGGTTAGATGTTAATGAGGAAGAGCAAGAATCTAGGAGAGAGAAGATCGAGAAAATGAAGGACGATCATCAGAAAAACATTATTAATTATTTTATGAATAGGAGAAGCGCATGAGTGAAGATTTAATAGACGCATTGTTGGAGATCAGAAAAAGAATTGAAGAGTCTGAAAAGCATTCTGGTAAATGGCCAGATCCTTGGGAAGTAGATCTTGAAAATATTATTGCAAAAACTATTGTGCCTAAGAAAAAGTGAACGACGTTGAGCACCAAGTCCAGAAAGCAATTTGTGATTATTTAGATCTTAAAGGTATTTGTTATTGGGCGGTGCCAAATGGTGGCAGCAGAAATCTGAGAACCGGAACCAAATTAAAAAGAGAAGGAGTTAAGCCTGGTGTCCCAGATCTCACGATCGTTCATTGTGGAAGATATATTGGTTTGGAAGTTAAAAAGCCAAAGACTACTTCTGCGAAAGGGAGATTAAGCAAAGTCCAAAAAAGGTTTCATAAGAAGATTGAGGAAGCTGGTGGATATGTTGAAGTCGTTTACTCTTTGGAAGATGTAATTGAATTGATCAATCGTTTGATGATCAGTGTGGATAAAGAATATAAATTTATAGAGGATCAGTGGTGGGCCAAAGTATGAATCAATTAACAGTTAAGCAAGAAAAGTTTTGCAAATCTTATATTGAAACTGGGAATGCGAGTGAAGCATATCGTCGCAGTTATGACTGTAAAAAAATGAAAGGAGCGTCAATAAATCGAAATGCAGTAGCACTTCTTGATAACACCAAGATTGCAACAAGGATCGGTGAGATCGAATTGCTGCTACAAAAAAAGTTTGAAGTAACAGTAGAGTCACTATCAAAAGAACTTGACGAGGATCGACAATTAGCTAGATCTCTGGGCCAACCTGGTGCAGCTATCTCAGCTCTAAACGTCAAAGCGAGGATCCATGGACTAGACAAACAGGTTATGTCCAACGATCCAGAAAATCCAATGCCAGCAACAATACAAGTGGAGATATTAAGAAATGATAAAAATTAAAAGACAACAAGTGGATTATCCAATTGAAATAGAAGTTCATAAGCAACCAATAAACAAACTATACCTTGGGATCTTTATAGGTTTTTGGTTTGGTTATGCTCCTTACATAATCCATCAAATGCAATGGCTTCGATAGAGCATACTTGCAATGTTTGTGCCAGTGAATATGACGAAATGGATGGTGGAATCGAAGGTTTCTTTGGGATCACTGAAGTAAATTTTTGTCCCTGGTGCTATTCAGCCATAGTTGATATGGTTCATTATCACGATCTTAATCATGACGACGACGAAACTCCGCATACAAATCACTGACAAATTTGAACCCTTCCTAGAGCCGCATCGCTATAAAATCTGCCATGGGGGGCGAGGATCTGGCAAATCCTGGACGATCGCGCAGCTCTTGATCATGAAGGCTTACAGAGAAAGGACCAGGATCTTATGCGCCAGGGAGATCCAGAAGTCGATCAATGACTCAGTGCTCATGCTGCTTGCTGATACCATTGAACGCATGGGCCTGGAGGATTTCTTTGACATTCAAAAGACTCAGATCATTGGCCGCAATGGATCAAGATTTAGCTTTGAAGGACTCAGATCAAACATAACTAAGATAAAATCAATGGAAGGAATCCAGGTCGTTTGGCTGGAGGAAGCTGAGAAGATCACTGCAAGTTCATACGATACACTCATTCCGACTATTCGAGCTCCAGGATCTGAGATCTGGATTTCCTTTAATGCTCAAGATCTGCTGGATCCAACTTATCAACGATTCGTGGTCAATCCGCCAGAGGACTCATACGTTGTTAAAGTCAACTATTCCGACAATCCTTGGTTTCCAGAAGAGTTAGAGAAGGAAAGAGTACACCTGGAGAAAGTTGACAAGGCATTATATAAGCACATTTGGCTCGGAGAACCACTAGAAAATAGGAAGGGAGCCTATTATGCCAGGCAGATCGAAGCAGCCAGGGAGGACAACAGGATCACCAAAGTTCCAATTGATCCAGTGCTGCCAGTAAATTCATTCTGGGATCTGGGAATAGCGGACGCAACTTCAATCTGGCTGATCCAGAGAGCTGGCACTGAGCTGCGAGTCGTTGGTTATTATGAAAACTCTGGTGAAGGCCTACAACATTACATCAATTGGCTGCATGATTTTCGAGATACGCATGGTATCACTTTCGGAGATCACTGGGCCCCTCATGATATTCAAGTTCGAGAGCTGACCACTGGTAAATCAAGAAAGGATCAAGCCAGGCAAATGGGGATCGTGTTCCGAGTGACACCAAATCTACCGATCATGGATGGCATTGAAGCTGCCAGGAGAATATTGCCCAGGTGTTATTTCGATGAGAAGCGCTGTGCTGATGGAATCAGAGCTCTGAGTTATTACCGCTGCG